GCGCCAGCGTCAACCTCAAGCGCTATCAATCCGAATTCGCTGAAAAAGCGCGTGCCGCTGCCGAGTCGGTGCGCGACATCGGACAGCGGGCAGCGATCTCATCAGAAGTGCTCGACGAAATCACCGGGCGGATCTATGGCCTCGTCGCGTAATAAGGCAGCGGTTCCACTCTATCCGTATCAGCGGCAGTGGCTACAGGACGAGTCACGTTTCAAGATCGGTATGTTCGCACGGCAAACCGGCAAGACCTTCACTACGACGCTGGAAATCGCTCTCGACTGCCTGCGCGCCGAAGCGGCCGGACGGCGGACGAAGTGGCTGATTCTCTCGCGCGGCGAGCGCCAAGCGCGCGAGGCAATGAACGAAGGCGTTAAAAAACATCTCTCTGCGTTAAAACGGGCCTTTGAAGACCGGGAATACGACTATGCGCCCAATGTGCGCGCGCTCGATGTCACGCTGCCCGGCGGTTCGGAGATCATCGCGCTTCCCGCCAACCCGGACACGGCACGCGGCTTCTCGGCGAACGTCTTTCTCGATGAATTCGCCATTCACAAGGATAGCCGAGCGATCTGGGGTGCGCTGTTCCCGGTCATTTCAGCGGGCTACAAGATCCGCATCACCAGCACGCCGAAAGGCAAGGGTAACAAGTTTTATGAACTGATGACTGGAAACGACGGCGGCTTATGGAGCCGGCATCGCGTCGACATTTATCAGGCGGTTGCCGAAGGTCTGCCACGTGATGTCGACGAGCTGCGCCGCGGTCTCAATGACCCGGATCTATGGGCGCAGGAATATGAACTGGCCTGGCTCGACGAGGCCAGCAACTGGCTGTCGTTCGACCTGATTAACGGCTGCGAGGATGCGCTCGCCGGTATCCCGGAGCACTACACCGGCGGCCCCTGCTTCATTGGCGAGGATATCGCCGCCCGTAACGATCTCTTCGTGCTCTGGGTTCTGGAAGCGGTCGGCGATGTGTTGTGGACGCGCGAGGTGATCGTGCGCCAGCGTATCTCCTTCGCCGAGCAGGATATGCTGCGCGACGATGTTTTTCGCCGCTACCGCGTGGTGCGCGCAGCCATGGACCAGACCGGCATGGGTGAAAAACCGGTCGAGGATGCCAAGCGCCGCCACGGCGACGCGCGCGTCGAAGGCGTGCTATTCAGTAGCGCGGCCAAGCAGATGCTGGCCACGGCCGGCAAAGAGCGCTTCGAAGAGCGGACGATCCGCATTCCGGAAGGCGACTATGCCTTACGCGCCGACCTGCACAGCCTGAAGAAAACAAGTTCCGTCAGCGGCATGCCGCGCTTCATCGTTGATGGCGAAACCGATGGCCACGGCGACCGGGCCTGGGCTTGCTTCCTGGCCTGTCATGCGGCCGGCAGCGTACCGATTCTACCCTGTCATGGCTTTCAGTCGGCGCCGCGGGATGGATACAATTCACGGAGGATGTTCTGATGGCGCTGGTGGACCAGACCGGCAAGCCGTTCGCGCGCACGGCGCTGACGGCGCAGCAGACGGCCGATATTGGCCATCTGCAAAAAAAAAGGCTGACGCCGTTTTCAGGCAGCTTTTCACCGGCGCGGCTGCGCGCCGCGCTGGCGGCGGCCGATCAGGGTCACCTCATCGAACAGCACCGGCTGTTCGCGCACATGGAAGATGCCGACGCGCATCTGTCGGCGGAAATGAACAAGCGCCGCCTGGCGCTGTTGACGATCGACTGGGATATCGTCCCGCCGCGTAACGCCAGCGCACGCGAGAAAAAAGACGCCGCCTGGCTGAAGGAGGTGCTGTCCGACGCCGTCGATCCGATCGAAGACCTGATTCTGGCATTGATGGACGGCCCGGGGCACGGCTTTTCCGCCTGCGAACTGGGCTGGAGTCGTCAGGACGGCGTGTGGCTGCCGGCCTTCCATCCACGGCCACAAGAGTGGTTTTCTATTTCGAAAGAGGGAGATCTGCGGTTTTCCGACGGCAGCGCCGACGGTGCCGCGTTATGGCCGTTCGGCTGGGTGCTACACACGCACGGCAAGGCCAAGACTGGCTATCTGACCCGTCTCGGACTCTATCGCGCCTTGCTCTGGCCCTTCTTGTACAAGCACTATGCCATTTCCGATCTGGCCGAATATCTGGAAGCCTATGGTCTGCCGCTGATTCTCGGCAAATTCCCGACCGGCGCCAGCGATGAGCAAAAATTCTCGCTAATGCAGGCGGTTGTCGCTCTCGGACACGACGCGCGGGCAATCATGCCCGCCGAGATGTCAATCGAAGTGCAAAAAGTGACCGCTTCCGGCGATGGCGGCAGCCATCTCGACCTGGTCGATTGGTGCGAGCGGGCGCAAAGCAAGCTGATCGTCGGTCAGACGATGAGCGCGGAGGCGCGTTCCTCCGGCCTAGGTTCGGCCAATGCCGATCTGCACCGCGAGGTGCGGCATGACATCCTGTCCGCCGACGCACGCCAGATCGGCGCGACATTGACACGGGACCTCTGCTATCCGCTGCTGGCGCTCAATCGCGGATTGCAGGGGATGTCGCGCTGTCCACGATTCGTCTTCGACACCAGCGAAGCGGAAGATCTGCAGATGATGTCGCTGGCCCTGCCGGCGCTGGTCGGTGTCGGGATGCAAGTTCCGCTTCACTGGGCGCATGAGAAAATGCGCATTCCGTTACCCGATGAAAACGAAGCGGTTCTCGGCATTGCCCGGCCAGCGATGGCGCTGCCGCCCGAATCGCGTCCCGATCCCGCGGCCGCGCCGGCTGGCGCCGGCGCCAATGTACCGGCCGATGCTCCGCCGGTCGCGGCGATCGCGGCTGCTTCCCTGGCGCCAGAGCCGGTCGACGATCCGACGCCGGTCACCGCGCTGGCCCGGCAGTTGAACCGCGAAGCCGAGCCGGCCTGGCAGGCGATTATCGAGCAACTGGCCGTGATGAGCCGGACGGCCGGCAGCCTGCCGGAATTGCGCCAGATGATTCTCGCCGCCTACGACGGATTGCCGCGTGACGACCTGGTACAGGCGCTGGCCAAAGGTCTAGCTGTCTCGGCGCTGGCTGGCGTGTCAGATGTGCAGGATGAGATAACATGATAGACCTGTTTATTGATGTCCTTGTTTAATGCGTCTTTCGACGATCAAGTCGAATTCCTGCGCCAGAAAACCGATTTGCCCAGCGAGCGCTGGGACGACATCTGGCAGGAGGCACACGATCAGGCGTTCATCGTCGCCGGCGCGCAAACAGCCGATCTGCTGGCTGATCTGCATGCCGCCGTCGACCGGGCGATTGCCGACGGAAATGGTCTCGAAGCGTTCCGGAAGGATTTCTATCGCCTCGTCGCCCGGCATGGCTGGACCGGCTGGACAGGCGAAGGGTCGCCGGCCGGCATCGCCTGGCGAACCAAGGTGATCTATGAGACCAATCTGTCCACCGCCTACGCGGCGGCGCGCTGGCAACAGCTGCACGATTCCGATCTGGTCAAAGTCATGCCTTACCTGCGCTACAAGCACGCGGACGGCGTCATGTATCCGCGGCCGCTGCATGTCGCCTGGGACGGACTAACACTGCCGCGCGAACATCCTTTCTGGCGGACGCACTATCCGCCGAACGGCTGGGGGTGCCACTGCCGGGCGATTGCTGCCACGCGCAGTGACTATCAGGCGGCCGTCGCGCGTGGAAAAGGTCCGGACGCGGCGCCGGCGGCTGGCGATACGGCAGGTATCGATCCCGGGTTTGCCTATGCGCCCGGCGCCAGCGTCGCCGAACGGATGCAGCCATTCATCGCCGACAAGGCGAAAAATCTGCCGGCGCCGATCGCCGAAGACTTCAAAAAATCGATGTCGCGAAAGTCTTGAGCCATGATCGAAGTAAACATCACCGATCTCGCCACGCCGGCATTGCAGAAAGCGATCCGCCGGTTCAGCAATCATCGCCCGACCTTGATGGCCATCGGCGAGATCGTGCTCGAATTCACCAAAGAGCGTTTCGATGTCAGCACTGATCCCTATGGCGTGCCATGGCTGCCGAATAAAGCGAGCACGCTCGAGAATTATTTGGCCCAGCGTACCAGTGGTCGGCACCGTACCCAAAAAGGCGCATTGACGGCAAAAGCGCAGCGGATGTTGGTGGCAAAGAAGCCCCTGATCGGTGTTTCGCGCTCGCTGTCGAAACAGTTCCATTACCGCGTGCTGGTCGATGCCGTCGAAGTGCGCTCGTCGATGAAGTACGCGGCTATGCAGCAGTTCGGCGGAAATAAGACAAAATTTCCACATCTGTGGGGAAATATTCCGCCGCGGCCGTTTTTCCCGAATGGCCTTCGCGGGATGCCGCCGAGACTTGAAAAACGGATCTTCGATGTTCTGCGGGAAGCGTTTCTGCCGCAAAATGAGCAGAGCGGATGAAGCGCTAGGAGGCGTCATTTGAGTCATTGCCATATGATGGTATTGGTCGGCGGACGATCGCCGCGCCCAAGTGAAATTAACGCGCTTTTAACGCTATGATAGGGACCGCGATAATCACCGATTGTCGCTGAAATGTGTCCGGCGATCTTTGCGCCGGCTTTCACTGCTGCCTTCTACGCGTAGACTCGCCGATCCGGAACGCCTCTGAAACGTTTCATGGCTATCCCGTCGGTGCCGCTGGCCGACACTGCGGCCATGCCTTCCGTCTCCTCCTCGTCGTCACCGTCATCCGGAAATCCGGTTCGATCCGTTCCTAGTGGGCGCCGTGACGACGTTCCAGCCTCGAACAAGGGGCTGGTTTTTTCTTCCGCTGCATTTTCCTGCGCCAGACTGCAGCGCACCGCCAGTGCGCGCGTGCAGATTCTTCCGGCAGGTCGTTTCCGGGCGCTCGACGGCCGACCGGAGGGTGTCGATGCTTACGTGCTCGATCGTGCGGGTGCCGAGAAACTGATCGCAGATGCTGATGCACGGCAGACGCCGTACGTCATCGATTATGAGCATCAGTCGGTATACGCCTCCATGTATGGCTACCCGGCGCCGGCCGCTGGCTGGTTCAAGTCGCTCGAATGGGTCGATGGCGTCGGTCTGCTTGCCACCGATGTCGAGTGGACGGATAAGGCCCGAAAACTGATCGAAGACGACGAGTATCGGTTTCAGTCGCCAACCTTTGCGTGGGAAAAAAGCAGCGGCCGCATTACCGATCTGATCAGTGTCGGCTTGACCAATACCCCGGCGCTCGACGGCCTGAGTGATGTCGCCAGCCTGATCGCCGCCCGTTTTTCAAACGCTTCGCTTTCTTCAAGACCACTTTTCCCTATGGAGTCCGTGATGGATGATCTTCTCGAACGTCTGCGCTATTTCCTCAATTTGCCGATCACCGCGACATCCGACGATTGCGTCATCGCCCTGCAAACGCTGATCGGTCAGTTGGGGATTCCCGAAGGGGAAAACGTCGCCGCGGCCACCTGGATTCCCATGCGACTGAATGCGCTGAACGATGAAGTCACGCTGATGCGACAGCAGGCCGGCGGCGCCGTTCCGATCGAGGTGCATGCGGCCTTGCAAAGTGAATTGACGGCGCTGAAAAGGAAGGATGCTGATCGGGAGAGAAATGAGCTGATCACCGCCGCGCTTTCCGACGGCCGGATTCTTCCCGCCACGGAAAGTTACTGGCGGCAAGCAGATGTCAGTGCCTTGCGCCAGTACCTCGCCGTCGCGCAGCCGGTTGACGCCTTGATACGCCTACAGAGCGGCAACCGCTCGGCTGATGCGACCCATGGTACGGATTCTTTCAGCGTTCCGTCTGGATATGCGGTCGATGAGAATCGATTACTCCTGCATCGTGATGTCGTGGTTTATGCCAAGGAAAACGGCATCAGCTATGTCGAGGCATTGAAAAAGATGCATCCGAAAGCCAACGCCTGATTTTTTGAGGATTAACCATGGGATTACAAAGCTTTTCCATTTTCACCTTGACGGCGACGGCCGCCGGTACGATCGCCTCCGCCCGTTTCGTCACGCCCGCCGGTGCGCAGGCCGGTGCCGATGCCAACACGCTGGGAGTCAGCCAGATGGCCGCGGTCGCCGGCGACAAAATTGCCGTCGATGTAATTGGCACGGCCACGGTGGAGGCCGGTGCGGCAATCGCCGCCGGCGCCACCCTGAAGTCCGATGCCAGCGGACGGGCCATCACCTGGGCATCTTCCGGGGCCAAGGTTGCGCTGGCGCTCGAGGCGGCCAGTGGTGCCGGCGCCTTTATTGAAGTGTTGCTCATCCAGAACGCCGCCTAATCTTTAAGAGGAATTGCTATGTCGCAGCACATGACCGTCGCGCAAGCGCGGGTAGTCGATCCTGTTTTAACTACGGTTGCGCAGGGTTATCAGAACGCCGGGTTTGTCGGGTTGTCCTTGTTCCCCGTTGTGACCGTGTCGGAACGCGGTGGAAAAATCACCACCTTCGGAAAAGAGTCTTTCGCCTTGTTCAACACCTCCAGGGCGCCGGGAGCGAATGTGAAAAGAGTCAGCTTTGGCTATTCCGGCAGTCCATTCGCGCTCGAACAGCATGCGATCAGCGGAATCATCCCTCTTGAAGAACTGGAAGATGCCAGATCTGTTCCGGGGATTGATCTCGCGGCGGTCCATGTTTCCGCGGTGCAAGAATCGATCGGATTACGCCTGGAGTATGCACAGGCGACACTGGCGGCGACAGCGGCAAACTATCCGGCTGGAAACAAGATCACTCTGAGCGGAACGGCGCAGTGGTCGGATCAGACATCCGGCGTATCCGATCCGGTGAAAGACATCATGACTGGAAAGGAGGCGATCCGCGCAAAAATCGGCAAGCGTCCCAATACGATGGTGATTGGTCCGCTGGTCTGGGCGGCGCTCAATACGCATCCAAAGATCGTTGACCGCCTGAAATACACCGGACGCGATTCGCTGACGGTCGATATTCTGGCAAACCTGTTTGACGTTCAAAAAGTGATCGTCGGCGATGCAATCTACGACAACAATGGCACGTTTGTGGATGTCTGGGGGAAAAACGTGATTCTCGCTTATACCATCACGGAAAGCATGGCCAGACGTGGAGCGCCATCGTTTGGCTACACATACCGTCTGACGAACTGTCCGTTCGTCGAAGATATTCGTTATGATGGTGACATCAGGTCATGGTTGGTTCCGGTGGTGGATGAAGTAGCGCCGGTCATCGCGTGCGTTAATGCCGGTTATCTGATCTCGTCCGCCGTCGCCTGATCATGAGCGTCTACGCCAGTGAGGCCGATCTCGAGGAGCGCTACGGTGCGCCCGAGATTCGCCAGCGGCGCGGCACGCTGCCGTACTCGGCCGTCGATCAGGCGCTGGACGACGCCGCCGCCGAAATCGACGCCTATCTGTGGCGCCGTTTCCAACTGCCGATCACGCCCGTGCCACGGCTGCTGGTCACGATCGCCTGTCAGCTGGCCAGGGCGCGGCTGCTCGGCGATGCAATCAGCGAGGCGGCGCGCAACGACCAGAAGTCAGCGCGTGCGCAACTCGCCGACCTGCGCGATGGCCGTCAAAGCCTGCCAGGTGTCGCTGAAGTCGGCGTCACTATCGGCACGGGCAGCGTGCAACAGGTGAGCGGCGAACGGATCTTTAGGCGTGTATGAATTCCGCCGACCTGGTCCACTGGATGAGACAGCGCCTGCTCGAGCGGATTCCCGATCTTCTGGTTTCTGGCGCGGCAGGTTTTCAGGCAGCGTCGGAGAATAATCCGTTGTCGACGCCAGCGGTATACGTTTTCAGTGTTCATGAGGCGGCTGAAACATCGACGATCGATTTGCCTCTGAGTCAGCGCGTGAAGTTCGCTCTGGCGGTCGTCATCGTCGTCCGGAATGTGGCGGACAGCCTCGGTGATGCGGCTTGCGAAAGTCTGGATGCCGTGCGCGCAGATATCTGGTCGGCTCTG